TTAGCTTCGGTACAACTTATATAGCTTTTTTAGTTGCTTCTTTTGCTGGCATTCTTCCTCCCACTTCATTACATCAGTAGCGAGGTATCTTTTCATTGTTCCGCCCTCAGAACTTAATGCCGGGGCTGGGAATGGAATCCCCCAAGGTGTGTTAATTTCCCACCGATTAAGTGTGCGTTTAGTAATATGAAACATCTCACACACATTGTTAGATGTCAGATATTTATCCACCTTACCCCTCCTTACTTTCCGCTTTAACTTCTTTCAGTGATTCAATTGACTTAATCCAACTTAAAATGTGTGGCTTAGTTATTTCATCCTGACCGTGAAACCAGTAGAACTTTTTTTTCTTTTCAAGAACGTAATAAGGTTCACCAGATCCATTAGGCACAAGAAAATAATGGGTAGCATCTTTTGGTGCTGATTCAAGTATTTCAAATTCACTCATCCCTCAGCTCCCGATTCAATATCCAACTTCATTGCACCTTCTTCTGGATATTCGGTCATCCAAAAGTAATAGCCTTTTCCACTGTGGCCATCTTCAAAGAATTTAATTGTTAGTTCATTATCAAGTTGATCTAAATCTTTCTCACCATCTGGATTTACAAATTCGAGAAGGCTTTTTAGTTGATGACCGCTAAGTGTTATGCTCATTGTTCAGCTCCAGATACGTTTGGCACACTATGAAAATGCATCCAGTGTGAAGGCGGATCATTATGATAATTTGCCCATACACTATTTAAATCTTCATCAATAGTCATATAGTCTTGTTCGGGGGTAACATCAGGTGCATCAGCCCAACAAATAAGTACCATTATGTCAGTAGGTGGCCATTCATCATCCACGCTGATCCAAGTTGGCAACACCTGAGCACTGGCGTCATTCCATGCGGCATCCCAAATCAACCAAGCTTCATGACGAGGACTAGTTGGTAAATATCTGTGTCCTGTTAGTGCCTCTTGTCTATCTAGTTGACGTTTTAAACTTTCATAACTGCAATTACATTCTTTGGCATGAAATCTTTCAAAAGCTTCTCTTTTTTATTTAGATCAATCATTACCTAAGCCCTCAAATATTCTTCTTTAGTCCACTCAACAAACTCTTTATAAAGTTGTTGAGCGGGTTTGTTTAATCGGTTGTGATAGTCGATTGTTATTCGCCGCCAAGCGACTGGTACCGCATAATGCTTTGTTAGAAACATTGCTTGATCCATGCCTTGCCGGACTATTACATAGCCCAGCAATTGCAAGTAGTACATAAAGCCAAGCATGTGTTTTTGACTCACTTTCTTGTACTGATCTTTCATATTAGAAGCCATCCACTAATAGATAATCAGGGTCTGCTTCTGGTTGAGAAACTGCTGGATTTTCTAACTCAAAGCGACGTTTCTTAACAAAAATCCATGAGTCGTGATTGAATCTGTGGATCTCGTGCGGCCACATCTATTTCCAAAGCATCTAGCGTTGTAAGGTCTGGTGCAGTTTGGATTTGAACCATTAAAGAGGGTGGCTCATTAGCAGATGCCTTTTTCTTTTTCTAGCTCTTCAAGACGTTTGTGAGTGGCGAGAAGGATAGGCTTCATTTGTTCGTCATCCCATGTGCGGGTATAACGATAAACCGCATTTACTTCTGCAGGTGTTTTTGACTCTTTTACACGCTGTAGAAGAGTATCTAGGGTTTGCTGATATTCTGGATCTACTTTAGGCTCGTTAGTTTCTGGAACTAACAGATCCTCAGATGTGGTGACATTTGTTTGTTCGGTAATAACAATTGTTGGTTGAATTTCTGCAGAAATAACTTCAATAGACTTTTTCTGCTTTTGATTTCTTGCCACGCTGTTTCTTTTTTTTCATCACCTAAGCGAATAACACTTAAATCGTCACTAACTTCAAAACCTAACGCTTTGGACAGTGCTTTTAATTGAAGCTTGGCGTTTTCTGCATCACGTTGAACGAAGCCACAGTTAATAGAATCAATTAATGCGGTGGTTTTAAAATTCACGACGTAAATAGAAGGCGAATATGTAGTAATTACAAAAACATCCTGACCTTCTTCATACTCATCAATAGTTAATGGCTTTGTGAATGTAATGCCAGCCAATTCAATTAGTTCAGGTTTGATACAATACTCATAACCAGACATTGCAAACACAGTTGCAGGGAACTCAGATAAATCTGCGAAGTCCAGCATGTCGCCAGATGGACGACAAAGAATATTTTACCTTTTGAAGAGCTGCAAATGCTTCTTGAGCAGTAATTAAATTTGTCATGTTTTTATCCTTTTTAACTGAAACTAATTTCCAAAAACTTAGGTGCTTACGATCAAAAAAAGCGCCTCGGCCAAGTTCTTTTACTGCTGCACGAAAGAGGGTTTCTTCATCTGAATCTTCGTCAGCCCAAACTTTTACATTGCCTTCATACTGGGCGTAAAAGCCTGGTGTACTTTGAACTCTAACTATCCATTCACAACGTTCTTTCCATGCTATCATCCCCGTTTTAGCTAATGTTTCAATGTCTTGTTTAACTGCTGGCAGTTTTGCTGCTTCAATTTGGATAAGGGCATCTATGCCGAAGTGTTCACAAACTGTTTTCACGTCTAGGCCGCGTTCAGCTATGAAGTTTTGAAGTTCATCTCTTTGTTGATCTGAGATACCGTTAAATTCAGGTGGACTAATCCAAGTGCCACGTTGCTTATCAAACGTGCAATTCAATGCTTTAGCTCTCATTAACATTGCTTGTCGCATGTTCTGGTAATACATGTGTTCTTTATCAAGAGACTCGGTTAATTGATTAAGGTCACCTGCATGCTCAGCTTCTTCACAGCTTTGTTTCCAGTTTTCTAGCTCTTCTTGGGCTTTAGCTGCTGCAAGTTGTGCAGGCGTTAAGGTGTTAATGTGATCTTTAGCTTGAGTAATCAGGTCAGCCAAGAAAGTAGGGTGTGCTTTAAGATCAGGTACCCATACTTCACCGGTTTCACCGCCTAAAGCACCTGAGTTTTTCGCATGATGTGTAGGCGAAGGTTTGAAATTAATAACGCGGGCATTTTTACCTTCACCTGTAGTAACAGTTGTTAGATAACCCATGACATCTGCGATACGGTAAAGCTCGTTACGGTTTTTACCACCTAGATCTGGTCGGTAAATAATTTGATCACCGTTTTGATCTTCTGATGCGTGTGCAATGAAAACAACATCTTTACCTAAACTGATCAAAGTATTGATGTATTGCTTGAACGTTTGGTTCGCTAAACCTTGAGCCTTTAACTTTAAAGAACCATCTTTTTGACGGTTATTTGCCGTAAGTAACAGGTGGGTTTTAATGCATTCAAGCATTGCACCCACGGTATCAATGACTACGGTTTTATATGGTGCTAAGTCCTGCGGAGTAAGGTTTGCAACATCACTCCATTGATGAACCTGTACAACTGCACCACGACGTAATTCACCAGTACGGTGAGCACCACGGTCAAAGTCAAAAGAAATTGCTTTTTCCGCAGTAAAACCCATCGATGATTTACCTAAACCCGGATCAGCGTATAGGTACACAATAATTGCTTGAACCAATAAAGTTTGGTCAGCAGTAATAATCGGTAACGCCATTTTTCTTATCCTCATCTTGAGCCTGTAAAACCGCGTTTTTGCTTGTAAGCCTTGCGGTCACGGAAAGGGATATTTGTTTCACGCAGTTTTATAGCGAGCTGCTTTCTGCGCTGAAAATCGATTTCTTGCATAAGGGAAGCGAAAACCTTTGGTTCCTTAGCTTTAAATTGCTCAACATTAAGTGGCTTTTTAACACCATCTTTAATTTCATAAAGTACTGAGCCGTTAGCATTTGCAGCATAGATAGCCCACTTAATACGCACGGAATAAAGACCTTGGCCGTCACGGCCTAAAAATGACTTATAGCCGTCAGGGTGTTTTTTGAAATTAGTCATCTTTAAGCCTCCACCAACTTGTTACGTTCGATGAAGCCTTTTAGAAGGCCATTGATGTTTCGGATGTCTTCAAATTCGGTGAAATCGTTATATGACTTACCGTTAATATCAGTGATTTCATTTACAGTGAGTTGAGTAATATCAACAGCGGTAAATTCAGAACCCGGAACGCCGTAACTGTCTGGATGAGCTTCAAAATCAAAGCTAACGTTTAAACGGAAGCTATCTAATTTGATTACGGCAACGCCAGAATGTTTACCTGTGATTTTCGCGGTTAACACACCGTAAGTACTTGGTTGAGTCTTAGGGGTAAATAGAGAAGGGGCTCCTTTTGCTTGGAAAGCTGGTTGAAGCTGGCAAGCGACTAAAGAACCACCTGAGATTGCAAGAGCAGCCATACTGACAAATGCAAATGAGTTGAATGAGTAAACTTTTACGTTCATAATTGATCTCGCAGTTTGCAAAAGCACATCGGAAGGTAAGAGAGTCGATGTGCTTTTTAGTTGTCTACGAGGTAAAGATTACTTTACAAAACTAAATATGTAAAGTGCGATTTACAATATGATGTAAATCAAACTATACATTTTATTTTAATAAAAAGAAAACCCACCGTGGTGGTGGGTTTGCATATTTTGGCTTTTCTAAACTTTTTGTGGCTCAGAAGCACCAATAATAATTGAATCTTTATATTTACCATTTTGAGTTTGAGTTTTTATTTTTAGGTAAACCTTAGTGTATCCCCATTCAGCATTCTTAATAGCATTAAGAATTTTTTGATCAAGTGAGTCATTTTCTAAAGTAGCAACAAATACTTGTCCGCTTTCTACATCTTGTAAACGTATTTTTCGCTTTGCAGCATTTGATGAATCAACATATTGAATTATATATAATCCATCAATACGTTTTGGTTCCCAACTTGATTTAGAGGAGGTAGTAATTTCTCTAGCTGCCTCGCCACTAAATTCTACTGCATTTTGAAACTCAACTTTATCTGCAGTTCTGACACTTTTAACTAGTTTTGTAGTAACTTCCTTTGCGTCATTTTTAATTGTTTTTGTAATAGGTTCAGCATTTACAGCTTTTTCAAGTACATCAAGAGTTCTCTGATTAGCTTGATTCAGGATTTTAACAGTTTCAAGACGTTCATTACTTTCTTGTTGTTTTGCTTTCAATTCCAATTCAGCTTTTCTGAGTTGAGTCTGATTTTCAATATGGGTTTGATAGATACTATTGCCACCAAAGGTTGCTATAAGAAAAAGAACGGATACAAAAACTTGTTTGCCAGTCATCCTACCCACCGTTTTCTCAATTAAGTTATTGAATATACCGTCCCAATCTACATTAAAACCTGATGAACCGTTCAAAACTTTCACCTCAAGTTCAAGGTCATCCCTATCTTCTTGAGTTAACTTATTAGGAACCTCATCATTATAGCGTATCAAAGAGTAAGATTTATAGATTGCAGATTGCATCTCCAAAAACCCTTCATAACTGATGAAGTAATTGTTTGATGAAATTTATCACCCGTAACATGCAAATTAAAAGGAGTAAAGTTTTCAACCTTTATACTTAAATGATCTGTATCAACTTCATTATTTAAAACTTTCTCCAAAAGATTTATAGCATCCATTTCATTCGAAATGATATAGCTTTGCACCGTTGCACTCACTTTGTTTCCCCCCTTTCTCCCGAACTGTTATAAAGTGCCGTGTCGGGTCACGTTTTTTCATCAATTTGGTCTAGATCTTCTTTTTGCTCTATATGTATATCGCATACAGTCAACCACTTGACCGACAAAATAACAATGCTCATCCAAAGGAATGATATTTGGTTCAAATTTAGGATTTAGAGCTTGCAGATAACGAGATCCATCTGTTTCGATAACAAGTTTTTTAAAAGTTGCATCCTCAAATCTTCGAACCACGACCATATCTCCAGATTGCATGTCACTATAGTAAACATCTGGGTCTACAAGAATGTAATCACCCTCCAGAAAGTCAGGTTGGTTACTTACGCCTTGAACTTTTAGATAAAAACAATTAGTGCATTCATCTGGTAAAGGAAGCCATTCTTCAACCATAGATAGATCAACAGATTGCACATTGGTAAAAGTTCCTGCCTGAACCCATGAAAGAACAGGTGCTAATGTTGCTACTCTCTTGGAGACATTATTATCAATTTTTGTAGCATCCATTTTATTGCTTTGACCAGCAAGCCAGTCTTTAGAAACTCCTAAAAACTCAGCAGCTTTTACTAAATTTGAGCCTTCAAGTTCTTGTGTTGGCCCATTTACCCATAGCCCGACATTAGCTCTACTAACGCCAGCAAATCTAGCTAAATCAGTATTCTTGAATCTTTTACCTGTTTCAGACTCATAGTGTTTTATAGCTAAAGACATTCGCTCTTGTAGAGTGCTCATAGTGTAAATCTCATGGCTATTGCCATATGCAAAATGTAAAGAAATCTTAACTTTTCATTTGCAAAGCTTGCTAAACATATTTGTGTAAAGTAGACTTAACAAAGTAAAGCTAAAGATAGGGATTAATATGCGAATTGAGATGAAAACATCAGATGTTCTGGCTCGGTTCAATGCGCCAAAAATCGCAAAAATTTTAAAAATTAGCCGTCAAGCAGTTTACCAGTGGGGTGAATTTGTGCCTGAAGCAGCGGCTTTTAAGCTACTTGAACAAGAACCAACACTACCATTTAAGAGAGTCTCATGAGCCTTGAAAAAGAAGATCTTCGTTTGAAGATGCTGCCCGACATGATGGAGCGTTTGAGATTGATCTCGGATATCCGGGGTAAAGATTATGCGCATCAAGCTGTAATCCTCTTAGAGAAAGCCATTATGGGTGAATATCATGAGGTTAGCTTAATGCTTGAAAGAGCTGAAAAAAATAGGAAAAAAGGGAGCGTTTAGGATTATTAGGGAAGATCGGGGTAAACCCAGAATCCCAAATTCTAGAGAATTAAAAAAGCCTGATGGTCGAAATCAGGCTTCTAGGCATTCAATTGAGGTGAATCAAATGAACACAAATAATCTATCAAATCAACAGCAAATAATCCAGAGCTGGTTTGAGCCGGCTCTCCACACACTCTAAAGCATTAATCAAAAAGTGTGAAGAGAACCTAGAGCGAATTAAAGCTGATACCAAAAATGCAGCCGTAAAGCGAGATGAATTCAAAGAGGTTTTAGTGCGTCAGCATCGCATTACATATAACCATGCTGAGGAAATTATCAAAAGCCTTGGTCGTGCTGGGCGTATTCGCTACTTAGGTAGTACTTATATTCAGATTAAAGAAGGCGGTGAAGCATGAATAAAATTTTATTTGGTGATTGCCGTACTCTGATGATGCAAATGATTGGGGAAGGCTTAAAAGCTCAAACATGTGTAACCTCGCCGCCTTATTTTGGTTTACGTGATTACGGTGTAGAGGGCCAATTAGGTTTAGAAAGTACTGTAGACGAATATGTTCAAAATATGGTCGAGGTATTTCGGTTGGTGCGAGAGATACTGCATGAAGATGGCACACTTTGGTTAAACCTAGGTGATAGTTATGCGGGTTCAGGCAGAGGTATGACTCGCACTGGTTTAAACGATGGTAAGAATCCGAAAACTAAAGGATTGGTACTTCCAAAGCAAAATGTGGCTCAATCAAATTTAAAGCCTAAAGATTTAATTGGAATCCCTTGGAAAGTTGCTTTTGCATTACAAGCCGATGGTTGGTATTTGCGCCAAGATATTATTTGGCATAAACCGAACCCGATGCCTGAAAGCATTACAGACCGTTGTACCAAAGCACATGAGTATATTTTCTTATTCAGTAAGTCACGTAGATATTACTTTGACCACGTAGCAATTAAAGAACCAGTTGCTGAAAGTTCAATTAAAAGACTTTCCCAAAATCTTGATCAACAACATGGCAGTACTCGCGCTGTGATGAAACATAACGGTCTAATGAAAGCTGTTTACTCGAGATCTTCACGCGATAGCTTTAAAAGACATAACAGCAAAAGAGCTGCTGTTATTCCAAATCAAGCATACGGAACTCACAGATCAGAAAGATTGGAAAGTGAGTATGACTTACTTACTCGCAATAAACGCAGTGTTTGGCAGGTTTCTACCAAACCATATAAGGGTGCTCATTTCGCAACATTCCCAATGGATTTAATTGAGCCATGCGTATTAGCAGGATCTCGAGTCAATGATGTTGTATTTGATCCATTCATGGGATCCGGAACAACAGCAGCTGTAGCACTAATGCATAACCGTCAATATTTAGGGAGTGAATTGAACCCTCAATATTACGAATTGCAGCAAGAACGCTTAGAGAAAGTATTAAAAGAGAGGGCCGCATGAATTATTACCAACACCATATTGGTGACTTTAACAATGCGACTCGCCACCTCAGTTTAATTGAGCGTGCGATTTACCGTGACTTATTAGACATGTATTACGACACCGAGAAGGCGATTGATGCATCAAGCATTGATCGTTTAGCACGTCGTTTGCAATGTACTACTGAAGAGCAAAAAGAAGCTCTCAAATATGTACTTGATGAGTTTTTCATTCTTGAAGAAGGTGTTTATCGCAATAATCGTTGTGAACGAGAAATTGCTGAATATCACGGGAAAAAGAAACAAGCGAGTGAGGCTGGTAAAGCGTCTGCTGCAAAACGTGCAGCGAAAAAGAAAGGTTCGTCCAACAGTGGTTCATCAAAAGATGATCAATCGTCTAACGAAAATTCAACGGTCGTTGAAAATCCGTTAAACGAAGAACAAACGGGCGTGCAACCAACCAATAACCATAAACCATTAACCATAAACCAAGAACCAATTATTGATAGTAGTAGTAATGCGCGTGGAGAAAATTCGCAATTAACCCCAATTCAATTTGCTCAGTATCAGATCGATGATCACAAGCGTTACTCAATGCGTGAATTCATTTCTGAATACTCAGAGTTTCAATACGATTTCATCTCACTTGCTCAACAAAGATTTGTTTCTGTACCTGAAATCGACTTGAGAACCATGATTCAAAATTTCGGTGACTGGTACTTTGCAAACGAATCAAGTTCATTGAATACACCAAGCATCTGGTTGGTTAAGTGGTTCTCTTGGGTTCAAAACAACGAGAAACAAGTTGCTGCTAACCGCAAGAAACAAGAGCAAATCACTTCATCTGGTCAAAAAACACAAGAGCCGAGTTACTTCGCAAATCTTTTTGAAGAACAAAACCAATCTCAAATCGTGGATGTAACTCCTTCAAAAAAGTTTCTAGTGAGTGAGGAGGTAGGTCATGCATGAGATTACCTTGAACGAAGTGCGTCAATTAATCGCATCTCTTCGCACTGTTTACGCTGCTCAGTTCAATAAGCAATTTCCAGCAACAGGCGAAAGCGCAATTCCTCTGTCAGTGGTTGAGCAAATCGCACTTAAAACACTGGTTGGCGTTCAACAAAACCAATTTAACAACGCACTTGCTCGATTACTTACAGCAGGTGGACGTTTTATGCCGTCATTTGCTGAGTTTCGCACCTGGTGTATTGGTGAAAGTTGGATGTCTCCAGAGGAAGCTTGGTCACGTGCATGTAAGTTTACGACTGACAGTACCGTGGTTATTACACAAATTACAAAATATGCATTAGACGAAGTGATGTATTTGATCGAAGCCGGCCAAATGCGAGCAGCTCAAGATAATTTCTTCGGAACCTACAACGTGATGGTGGCTAAAGCTCAATTGAAAGGTCGTCAGCAAGAGTTTTACATACCGCCGCTACAACTAGAGCATAAAGAACCTGAACACGTTCCTGTGAGCAATGACGAGGCTCAGAAGCATCTCAAATCATTGATGGAAAGATTAAAAATCAATGGTCGTAAACCTGCACCAGTTCAAAAACTTGAGGCTAAGGAAAAAGTGCCAGAACTTGCAAAAGAATTAGGGCCAGATCCTTTCGACAATCCGCATGAATACGCAGAGATGTGTCGCCGAGAAGGTATGCCGATACCTAGAAATATTCTTCAGCTAATTGAAGGGGCGAATGTATGAGCCATTTCCAAGATAAGCATGTGATTCATGTTGATGAACAAAATCAAGTTATCAAGTTCACACGTAGAAATGAGATTGTGGAGTGTGATCACGGGCGTATTCAAATATCAAAGGAAGATAATGAGATCCTTTGTATGGACTGCAAAACAAAACTTAATCCAGTTTTATGGATTGCCAAATATTTAGACCAATTGAATCAAGTCACCCAACGTAATAACAGAATGCTGGCAGAGGTCCGTGAAATACAGGCAAAGCTTGAAAAGAAAAATAAGTTTATGTGCAAACACTGCCATGAAGTAAACACTATTGATTTTAAGAAGCTTCCTTCACAAGCAGCTGTAGTGCGCGGTATGGCCGTAATTGATCAAGAGTTTGACGGTATGAAAGTGGAGCATAGCCGATGAAGTTAACTAAACAGCAACGTGCTGAGCTAAAACAAAAGTTTGGTGGACATTGCGCTTACTGTGGTGAGTTGCTTGGCGATAAGTGGCATGCAGACCATATCGAAGCAGTGAAGCGAGATTTAATTCATGTGGGTGGTGGAAAGTTAATTACGGGTGAAATGACTAGACCGCAAAACGACACTTTAGAAAACATGAACCCTGCATGTGTTTCTTGCAATACAAACAAATCGTCTATGCCGCTGGAAGGGTGGCGAAAGATGCTTACACATTACCGTGATGTGCAGTTACTACGCGATAGCACACATGCTCGTCATTTACTTCGTTTCGGTTTGATTGAAATTAAGACAAAACCTGTGACGTTCTTCTTTGAGAATTATAAAGGAGCCAGTCATGAGTGAGTTTGAGGGTAAATCTGGAAAGTGGGCTTGGGAGATTCAAAAAGAACAACAAGCGAATTTAGTTGAGCTAAGAAGTTCAATTGAAAACCTAGTTCAAAAGTATAAACACGATGCTCATGCTTCCAAGCCTTTTTGGCGATCAAGATAAAGCACGAGTTTATAACTGCTTTGCTAATCAGTTGAAAAATTTGCTGAAAGGTGGTGCTTGATGTCATCAGTCAGCATTGCTGAATACCGCAAGTTATTTCCTATAAAGAAAAATAAAAAGCGGCGTTCAGCAAAGCAAGTTGCCAGACAACCAAGTGTGGGTGAAATGGTTCTGGCAACGCATTTAAGAGCATGCAAGATCGGTTTTGAACAGGAATATAAGTTCCATCCAAAACGCAAATGGAGAGCTGATTTTCTGATTACTGGTACAAAAATTTTGATTGAGGTTGAAGGCGGGATCTGGAGTGGAGGCCGTCATACAAGGGGCAAAGGCTATATAGGGGATATGGAGAAATACAACTCCGCAGCAATGATGGGTTTTACAGTTTTACGGTTCAGCACAGAGCAAGTGAAAGCAGGCGTGGCGATTAAACAAATTGAGCAATTGGTAGGTGAAAAATGAGTGCAGTTTTAAAAACACAACAAATGGATTGGTCTAAATATACTATTGACGGTTGGTTAGAGCAGTTTGGCGCATGGTGTGAAACAGTTAGAATGAAAGGGGGTGATTTGCCAGATGGGCTTCATATCAATCAAATTTACTGGTTGATGCGTGAAGCTGGCAAAGAAGTACAAAAAAGTAAATCTTATATTCGATGTGAGATCAGTGATTATGAGGCGGATCAAATTCAAGCACTTTTACGAAGTCTATTAAATTCTGATAAAACAGATTTTACAACTAAGTTTGCATTAATTTGTTTAATTAAAAATAAGGTTGAAAATAAAGGATTGTTGAAGGTTGCTCAAGAAACAAACCAATCTAAAGCTCAGGTCGCAATTATGGTGAGTTGCGCTAGATTTTATTTATTAGGTCATGATAAAAGATTAAGACAAAATGGAGGTTCAAATGAAAACATACACTGTAAAACTATATGAAGGCGTTAGTCGGGAGAAAGTTAATGAAACTTTGAAATACTACCCTGATTATTTTGGTAAAATATCAATAATTACAAATGTAATTAATAATAAATTGCAATTAACACTAAAAGCATTTGAAGGAATCGACGTTATAACTGCCAATGATCTAATGATTAAAATCGTTGAACGTTTAAAAGCTTCTCAATTAGTAGAAAAGCATAATTTAGACTTGTTGACTGTCTAGACGCTTTATGGCATATTTTTGATATAGTGGACAAAGTTATAAGCGTTGCACCAATTTGTTTTAAAAGCTCACTTAATCGTGGGCTTTTAATTAGGATTTGAAAAAACATGAAATTTATCGTATATTAAACTTACTATATGATGTCTATTTCCATTATAGTGTTTTTCAGTTGAAAAGCTTAGTCCGTACTTTCCCCAAGGTACGGATTTTTTTTATTTTTGCTATATAGTCCAGGCTGGTAAAAATGAATATCTGTGTTGGTGGTGAATTAGATGGGCAAGTGATCGAAAAAGAAGGCAGATTACTTAAGGCTTCTGACATTGATCCATCATTCAAAACTGAGTACTACAAGCAAGTTTTTAACCGTGACAACATTAATTATCATTTTTGGCTACCAATAGGGTCCAACTTGCATGAAATGTCAAAGCGAGTTTTGGATATTTTGAGAGCATCAAAAATTAAGCTTAAAGTATATTGTAAATACATCTTCTAACTTGTATGATATGTCACAAATACTGCGCTGAAAGTTTTTTGTTTTTTGACCCGTTTCTTTTTAGAAGCGGGTTTTTTAATTTTTCTTTATGTATTTAAATTAGATGAAAGTATATGTTGCTTTTTATTAGGTAGCTTATTGTTTACTTCGCATTAAAATTATTCTTTCTAAGAAGTTAATAAAATGAAAAATTATTTAATAGGGTTAGTTATTACTTTGGGTATTAGTGGATGTGTATCTATACCGTCCATAGACTTTTCGCAGCAAAAAGTTGAAAGGTTTAATCCAGTTAAAAATTGGATTAGTGTTGATACCGCTCCAGTCAAGGATATGCCAAATGGCAAAGAAATCTTTAAATTGAAAGGGGGAAGTGAAGTTTATGTATTCTGGTACCAAGATGAATGGGCGTTATTAAATCCAAATATGGATAGACAACAATGGATTGATACTAAATATTTGTGCAGTTTTGCTGGTTGTTATACTCCACCAGTCACCTATAGATATTCAAAAGGGAGTTTTGATAACAGGCAGCCTGTTTACTCAACTCCTCAAAGAGAATCAAAAGGCTATAATAATACTAGAACTAGAAGTTCTGCTACTACACGGACTCCAAGAAGTTATAGTAAAACGACTAATAACTCTTGTTACTGCACATCTGGAACTTATTGTGTTGGGCCTAGAGGTGGACATTACTGCCTTAATAGCACAGGTTCAAAAAGATATCTTCCACGATAAACTGTATAAGCTTTAAGAAGCTCTGCTAAATATCGATTATTGGCGGGGCTATTTAATTGTTAAGTATTTCTGTAAGATCTGAGTGTTGCTTTAAACAACAATAAACCTTAATGATCAGCGCAAAAGTCATAAGGGGAAAGCCTACTTGAAAGAGTAGGCTTTTTTTATGAGAAATCATTCAAGTTCAAGTTGATTGTCATCCTTAGTAACTTTTATTTTTAATTTTTTGTATTTGCGTTTGTTTGGATCTAAAGCGGAGTTTGATACTTCATCGGCAAATTTAGGATTCTGCATTAATTTGTAATAGGTTTTATACCCAATACGAATTCTAGTTGGTGGGCAGTCAGTTCTTTTTGAGTAATATTCAATCTGCGAATTTAATTCGTCTAAAAGTGTTTGGTGTTCCATTGTGTTATTGATTTTGGCAGTTAGGTAAACTAAGGATACTGTAATTTACAAAATCAAGCAGAAGTAATTGATACACATTGTGTTTATTGGTTGTAATGGTTAGTGCATTAATAAGATTAAATGTGACTTATTTAACAAAAAAAAGTGTTGAGTGAAATTTAATCAAAATGTCACATGGCTGGTTTAAATTATATTTATAAAAATAAAAATGATAGAAGATTGCAACGGACAATAACTATGCAAGCATGATTCTCAAACGATTGAATTAAGCTGACTCTAACAAGTTGGCTTTTTTTTTAGCTATCGATTTTTAAATGTGCTAGCCGGGAAATACGGCAAAGCCTCACTATTGATTAGTGGGGGCTTTTTTCTTTTTGTGTTAAGCTGATCTCCATAATTTTATGGATTAGTACAATGTTTATTTGCGTTGATGGTGAGCTCAATGGGCAAGTGATAGAAAAAAGGGGTGTTAAGAACAAAGATGTGTATAAATATTAGTAAATTATAAAATTATTAAATAAATTCAAATATTTAAATTAAAAATAAGTGATAAAACTTTAACAATATTTACGTACGTGATGAATTTAGTAACTCAAATAAACATTATTTTAGACGGATAATTATAAAAAACGGAGTACAAATGTCATGAATAAGAATGTAGAGCTAATAAATTACATTGATGTAGCTGAGACAGTTTACGAACGGGTATATGAAAATAATAAAATTTCAAATAATTTGATTGTTAATCTAAATCGCATTATGGCTGAGATAAAGAATCAAGCTGCAGAAAAAAGACTCAAATTGAAGTACAGCTCAATAGACTTTGAACATTGTTTAAGTTTGCCTTTAGCTGATCGCAAAATAAAAGTAGATTTAAGCCTTATACCTCATTTTGAAGATCGTGAAGAAAGTATTTTGTGGTTAACTAACTTTATTGGAAAAATTTGTGTGCCCAGAAAGATGCAAAGACAGAAAAAAAATCTTCATTAAGTACCTGTGAATTTTAGATGAACCGCCCTTAAAGCGGTTTTTTATTGCTAGTAGAATATTTAAGGTATCTTTTCTAATAGGCACATACTATTGAAGTGTATTTTATTTATTTTTTAGATTGAAAAGATTGCTATTTAAGTAATTTAAATATAAAAATCTTTATTGATTGAGAGTAGTTGTTATACAGGATATTTATAAGGATTTTAAAATGACAATTATCACATTGCTCGATGTTAAGACGAAGAAGAAGGTGATAGTTCGGTCCGTAATAGACCCAATAGCAAGAATAGACAAAAAGGGAATATACAAATTATTCAAATTCATAAATGGCTATATGATGAATCTGGAGATTTCGTTGATGAAGACTTATATGAGGCACTCAACAATGGAGAAGTTGGAATATACATAACTTTGCAGTATATGATCATTAATATTGAAAATTAATTATTTTTTATTTTTAGTCAGTTTGAGTTCTTACTCTCTAGAGCCTAATGGTTACTACACATAAGACCTTATTAAGTATTACCTATTGATGGGCACATATTCTTTATAACTCTTGATAAGTAAAAAAAATTATGTAGGCTAAAAATAAAACTATTTAAAAAGAAATCTTTATCTATTTAAATATGAATATTTGATATTTTTAATTCAATCCCTATTGCTAGTGCTTAAATATTATGCCAATATGAAGTTGGAGATATTTCCGAATAGATATTTCCTATTTCAGGTCTAAGCGTTTTTTTTCGCTAAGCCCATTTCTGAATAAAAATAGGAAGTGGGCTTTTTTATTTTTAAATATTTCAGTATTATCAGTGTGTTGCTTTAAGTAACACTAAACCTTATTGATCAGCGCAAATATCAAAAAGGGGGAGCTTGCCTACTAGGCAAGCTTTTTAAATTGATAATTTAAACACAATAATCCATTTTAAAGCTCAATAGAAAAATCAAACTTCCCTAGCTTTTATTCGTACTAATTTATTGAATATAATCGTTTTTATAATTTTTAAAATTTCCTTAAACTAAAAATGGAAAATTTCTTGTTGCAACATTGTTATAATAGGATTACCTTAAGAAAAATACTTTATAAAAATGAGGAGCTGCTGAAATGCCACAGTATCTCATGTTTGCGGAAAATATTTATAACAAAATTAAAGATGAGGAATTGTTTTCACATGACTGTATTGAAAATATGAACTTACTTATGACATGTATACGCAGAGAAATTGAGGGAACAGAATTTAAATTAAAATATAATTTTATTGATTTTGTTGAATTGTTCAGTAGACCATTAGATGAATGTAAAGTAAAAATAGATGTGAGTTTGATTCCTCCTCATAATTCAGAAGGTGAGTATATTTTATGGTTAGCTGGATTAATCGAAAAAATTACAGAAGGTGGACCTAAACCACCTCCGCCTATAAAGAAGTTTATTCCAGAGTATATGAGCTTGAAATTTGAATTAGATTTTTTACCCTTAAATGAGGAAAAAATTCAAAACGAAGGTAAAGAAATTACGGATTACTTTAATTCAAAGCTTTATAAGGCAACTTTTAAGAAGTAATACTATATTGCCTGTGAGTTTAGCCACCGCCTTAGGGCGGTTTTTTTTGGGTGAGAATAATGGATTCTACAGAATACTTTTGGCTTACTCGGAAAAAAGAACCTAAAACTAAACCTAAAAGCCGGCCATTGCCTAAGGCGAAGCAAAAATATCTCGAGGCTGAGGCAACACTTAAGGAAGAGCTTGAGGATTTGGCGATTGGATTTGAAAGTAAGTTTCAGCCGATCCATACCAAACACTGGCGCTTTGATTTTCATATAGTGAAATTGCGTTTGCTCATTGAAATTGAGGGTGGTCCCTGGTCTGGTGGGCGTGGTGGAAAGCTGTCAAATAAAGCATGGAGTCTTGATCGATATGATCATGCTGAAGAGATGGGTTACAAAATAGAGCGCTTTCATCCAGATTCTATTTTGTCGGGATATGTCATCAACTGGATAAAAAGTGAATTAGCGAGAATTGAAGATGGAGCAAATAAGACCATTTCCACCGACTGATTTTATTGATCAAGCTGAAGAAGAGGAAGCAATTCGTTTAATACCTGCATCAGATTTAAAAAAAATGGGTTATTGCAAATTACTTAACGATTGGCGGACCTCTTCACAACCCGGATCATGACCATATTGCAGAGCTACTTCACGACAATGAAGAATTTTTAGCATTTGCATGGGCTTCTTCTGCATATAAAAGCAAGCAAGCTATGGTATTAGGCCAGTGCGAGAAAGTAATGTTTAACGTCGGTGGTTGGCGTAAAGCAAGACAAGAGCAACAGATGCGCGACTGGTTTGGTTTTGTACCAACATATTTAATAACGGTCGATGCATCTTTCTGTGAGCGTGCAAACGATACAGAGTTCTGTTACTTGCTTGAACATGAGCTTTACCACATTGGAGTGATGAGAGACGAGGACGGCGAAATCATTTATAGCGATAGTACAGGGCTGCCTAAGCATTACTTAGCTGGTCATGATGTAGAAGAATTTGTTGGCGTGGTTAAACGGTGGGGGCCAAGTAAGAATGTTAAGCGACTTATTGAAGTCGCAAAAAATCCTCCGTTTGTTTCGAATCTTGATATTTCAAAATGCTGCGGAAACTGCGTAATCAACTGAGCCGAATGGCTCTTTTTTTTGCCTTCTTTGCTAGACGTAGCTAGACAAAGGTGGGGGTATGGCTGCACTTAAAGAACAGGTAAAAATATTTATTGTTCAAGCGCTTGCCTGCATGGATACCCCTCAACAGGTAGCTAATGCTGTCAAGCAAGAATTTAACATTGAGATTGATCGAAAACAGGTACAACTTTATGACCCGACAAAAGCGGCAGGAAAGAATTTAAGTAAGAAATATAAAGACCTTTTTCATAAAACCCGAGAGGACTTTAAAAAGAATGTTTATGACATCCCTTTAGCTAATAAAGCCTATCGGCTTAAAGAACTTCAGAAGATTTATGAAGACTGGAAGAACAACAGGCTTATGAAGCAAGGGGTTATTAAACAGGTTCGGGAAGAAATGCAGGGTTATGACCTGATGTTATTAAATCTTGAGTTAAAGCAACTTGAGATTGAAAAGTTAAGAGAGGGTGAAGGTGATGAAGATCCAACACCAGTCAAGGTAACTATTCAAGTTGTGGATGCGAGTAAAAAAGATGCCGAACATCAATCCGACACTGAATGTACCTCAGGCTAATTTTTGCAGATGGAAAAGAAGTTCCGCGCATTTGTCGCTGGCTTTGGATCGGGAAAGACTTGGGTTGGATGCTCCAGTTTATGCAACAAAGCTTGGGAATTCCCTAAAGTACCTTTGGGTTATTTTGCTCCAACTTACCCGCAGATTCGCGACATTTTCTTTCCAACTATTGAAGAGGTTGCTTTCGATTGGGGGCTTAAAACTAAGGTTTATGAAACCAATAAAGAGGTGGATATCTATTATGGTCGGCAATATCGAACGACAATCATTTGCCGGTCTATGGAGAAACCAGCAACAATTGTAGGTTTTAAAATTGGCCACGCCTTGATTGATGAACTTGATGTTATGGCCAAGGTCAAAGCTCAACAGGCTTGGCGTAAGATCATCGCGCGTATGCGTTATAAGCAAGCTGGTTTGCTCAACGGTATTGATGTGGCCACTACACCTGAAGGTTTTAAGTTTACATACGAGCAATTTGTTAAAGAGGCAAATAAATCAGAGGCTAAGCGTAAGCTGTATGGAATGATTCAAGCTTCAACTTATGACAATGAGGCTAATCTTCCAGATGACTATATATCATCACTTTATGAGTCTTATCCGCCGCAGTTAATTTCAGCTTATCTAAGAGGGCAGTTTGTCAATTTAACCAGTGGTGCTGTTTACCCCGACTTTGATCGAGTTCTAAACCACACGGATGAAGAAATTAAGAAAGGTGAGCCTTTACTCATTGGTATGGATTTTAACGTGCTTAAAATGGCTGCTGTGGTTTATGTCATTCGAGAAGGGAAGCCAAGAGCTTTAGATGAACTGGTTGGCGTTAGAGATACTCCGACGATGTGTCAATTGATTAATGAGCGCTTTCCAGATCACGATATTACCGTGATTCCAGATGCTTCAGGTCAGGCAACATCTTCAAAGAACTTCAGTGAATCAGATCATGCAATCTTAAAGAAAAATGGATTCAAAGTTGAAGTGAATGGTGTGAATCCCGGAATTAAAGATCGTATTACTGCTGTTAATGCACAAATCCTAAATGCTGAGGGTGAACGACATTTAAAAGTGAATACAAACAAGTGCCCTAACTTTACGGCTACTTTAGAACAGCAAGTCTATGATGATTTTGGAATGCCTGATAAAAGTGCTGGTTTGGACCATGTGGGTGATGCTGGCGGTTATCCAATAGCTAAGCGGTTCCCAATCATTATTCAGAAAGTCTTTAAACAGCGCAAAATCGCTGGTTTTTCTCATTAAACAACGCACCTTTAATGGTGCTTTTTTATTGGTGTTTTTATGGCAGTTACTGATAAACATCCGCAGTATATTGCTGCACAAAAAAGCTGGTTGATTATGCGTGATGCCGTTGCCGGTGAAGAGCAGATCAAACAGGCACAAACAAAGTACTTGGCTAAATCGGCTGGCATGATTGAAGCTGAAAAGCAGGGAGATACAGCTGGAGAGATTTACAAAGCTTATTTAAGCCGTGCTCAGTATCCGTTATGGGTTCAAGATTCTCTCCGCACGATGATTGGTTTGGTTTCAAAGTTAGATCCAAATATTGTGATTGAAAGCACTTTGCTGCAAGGGCTTATCACGAATGCAACCAATGACGGATTTGGTCTTAAACAGCTCTTTATCCGAATTTGCTTAGAATTATTGGAATATGGTCGCTGTGGATTGCTGGTTGATGTCGATGCTAAAGGCGTGCCTTACTTCGCGCTTTACGATGCTTTATCCATTATTAACTGGAAAGAAAACAGTATAGGTGGCCGCAAAGATCTAAAACTATTAGTGCTTGAGGAGCAATTTGATAATAGTGAAGATGAATTTGGCCATAACAGAACTTCAATTAAGAAATGGTCTGACTATACAGAAGTTGAGCGAGCGGCTTTAGCTCGTGAAAACCCAACAGCTTTCCAACAATTATTGCAAACAAAAGGTAAATAAATATGCCAGCCACCCAATTAAAAGATATTTTCGTTGGTGAATATTACGCGACTTTAGATCCAGTAAACTCTCCAGAAAAAACAGCAGTTTATCAATCCGGTATTGTCACTAAAAATGAAGCCTTAGATGCAATTGCCAACAACGGCCAAGGCACTTCAACTATTTCATATTGGCAAGATCTTGATGCTAATGAAGAGCCAAACACTTCTACAGATGATCCTGATCAAAAAGGTAAAGTGGGTAAAGCTACTCAAGGTAGTATGCAAGCACGAACTCTTTATCTCAACAAACCTTATGGTGTAGCAGATTTAACAACCGAGTTGGCTAATAGTGAGCCAATGCAACACATTCGTAACCGATATGGAAAGTATTGGGAGCGTCAATGGCAGCGTTACTTATTAGGTGCAGCTCGAGGAATTATTGCCTCTAACATTGCTAATAATTCTGGTGACATGGTTATTGATGCGGGAGCAACAATGACCGCTGATGCTATGCAAGATGCTGCATTTACCGCTGGTGATGCAGCAGATCAGTTTGCTGCTATTGGTGTTCATTCAGCTGTAATGAAACAGATGGTGAAGAAAGACCTTATCCAGTATATCCAAGATTCACAAGGTCGAATCATTTTAACAACCTATCTTGGCAAACCAATCTTCATGGATGATGGCCTTACCTATGGTTCTAAGCAATATCTAACGATGTTCTTTGGTACCGGTGCGTTTGGCTATGGTGAAGGAACTCCAGCTAATCCTGTTGGCTTGCAACGTGATGAGCTTGGTGGTAACGGTGGTGGTTCAGAAACTATTGTTGAACGTAAAACTTATATTTTACAACCTGCTGGTTTTTCTTGGGAAGGCGAAAAGGATCCAAATAAAACACCAACAATTGGCCAATATTCGGACGGCTCAAATTGGAAACGAGTGTTCGACCGTAAACTTGTCCCATTTGCTGCAGTTATTTCTGGCACACCTTAATAAACATGGCGACTTCGGTCGCCTTTGTTTTTGGAGATAAAAATGAAAGTCATTTATACAAATACAATTCCTGAAAATCGTGAACACAATGCATGTTATCGGACTTCATTTTTAGGAGTTATTGGAGAAGCTTCATTTGTACATGTAGATGATGATTTTCCTAATGCAGATGAAATTCGTAATGCATATTCACATTTAAACGGGTCAGTAGAACCAAATTTTAATGTAGGCTCGCTTGTTCCTGTTGAGCAATTTGATGCTGTGGTGGCGAAATTAACAGAATCAGAACAAGCAATATTGTCTGCTGAGGAACAGCTTGCAACTGTGAAGGGCGAATTTATTGCTTTTCAAAATGATCCTGAAGCGATGAAAGCACGTATTGCTGAACTTGAATCAGGTGAAGGTGGTCAAACACCTGAAAATGACCAAAAACCAAGTGATACTCAACCACAACCAATTAACTATGCTGGTCTAAAAGTAGATGAGCTTCGAGCTGTACTAACTGAAAAAGGCATTGCATTTGAAGCAGGTGCTAAAAAGATGAACTTTTAGCATTAATTCCAAAGGAATAATCCATGAGCTTTATCACTGAACAAGAAGCGATAGAACATGTTGAAGGCTTTGATGCTTTATCTGCTAGTGATAAGGCTCAATACCTTCAGATGTCAGAAGCTTATCTACTAGCACGTAACGTTAGGCCTTATGAAGATGCTACCCAAGTACCTGAACCTTTAAAAACGGCCTCCTATCAAATCATCAAGGGCATTATGAAAGGTGATCTATATCAAGGGCAAGAACAGGCACTAAAACGTAAGAAAGTCAAAGCTGATACGGTTGAGACCGAAAAGGAATATCAGGACGGATCAGTAAAGCTTAGTGCAATCGAGCAATTCATTCTTGATTTGATAAAACCGTATTGCAAACGGAAATCCGTCTTTTTGTCAGGAAAATCTAATGGGCTTACGTGACGAAATTCAGGCAGACATTGCTGAAGCATTTAATGATGATTTAGCAGATGCCGTTCATACCTTTACATGTGAGCGCATCTCAAAAACTAATTGGGATCCTAAAACTGAAACTTCTATTGAGGTTAAAGAAAACTATTCTGGTCGTGGCGTTCTGTTTGGCTCATACAGTCAATATGAGATCCAAACGCTTGGAGTACTGGCTACGGATAAAAAGGCGACCGTGCTTCAAAATGAAGTGTCTTTAACTCCAAAAATTGATGATGAATGGTTAACAACCTTAGGCTCATTCCGCGTTATTCATATCCAGCAGGATCCAGCTAGCACAATATGGAAATGTCAGTTGAGGAAGGTTTAAATACTTGATCTAATATCCTTCTAAAATAGGGGGATATATGGCCAGTAGAAAATTAGAAGATAAAATTAAACGAGTATGTTATTTCGTTGGTGGTGGAGTAATAGGCTATTTGTTAATTAGTTTTATTATTTTAAGTTCATTTCCATGGAATCATTATTTACTTGATAAAAAGCAAGCATACGATGTTTTAAAAGATGCATTCACAATAGGTGCAGCATTTCTTGCTCCAATTGCAGCATTTGTTTTATTCAATGACTGGAGAGAACAACATGTAGCTGTGAAAAATGAGAAATTGAGTGAGGAGATATTAAGAATAGTAACTAATGATTTTTTATCATTTTATAACCTTAACCCCAGATTAAAAGCAGATGTAGAAAAGTTTAATGAACAGCAAATGCAATTCCATAGAGATGTAGCAAATCTCTTCTTAAAGGTAGATGAAATTGATGCAGTAGATGATCAAGCTATAAGTTTTAAGGAAAATATTAAGAAGTTAGATGGTGATTTTTTGGGTTTGTATCTGAGTTTATTTAAACAAATTGAAATTGTAATTGAATATGATGCAATTGCTGAATTTTTAGATACAGAATCACTCTCTAGAAAAGAAGAATTAAAAACTGATTTGGATAAATACGCAAAAAGAAAATGAAATCCACTATACAAGAATTATGGAAGTATTTAGAAAACTTAAACCGTTACAAGTTTCATCATGATTCCCACTTCGGTGGGTTTTTTATTGGAGTAATTATGACTTGGACTGCACATGAGGTCTATGACAGCTTTCAGGTTGTACCTGATGATGATTTAAAACCTCATTCATTTTTTTCACTGCGAATGCCATCCCGAATATGTGGATGGCATTTTTATTCATAATGCATTTGATGGCAGAGAGGCAACTGAAATGCCTTTGCTAAGTTAAAAGGTAGACCATGGTTAGCACAGATTACGTACCTTTATGGCATATCTCACCTTTCCAACATGTTCAATACACGCTTGCCAGAAATCAGCTTCACATGGATTTGTTATTCGAGGACATGAATAACGTTGATAAGTTCTTGTCTGTTGAAAGTGCAGCCGCTCAAGTTGATTTCTATTCCGATGGTTCTTATGCAGTTGTTCAGTTGGGCGATACTTCAGAAAGGAAATTAATAGAGATATATGGTTTGCTTTTACATGAAGCTGTACATGTTTGGCAGAAGGTTAAGAAGTTAATGGGAGAAAAAGAGCCTAGTTCAGAATTTGAAGCATATTCAATTCAAGCGATCGCTCAGGATCTCTTTAAGATGTATGAGGAAAGCGAGGTTAAAAGTCATGGGGTGGAAGGGGAAAAAGCCGACTAGTTTTAGTCTTGATGTGTCTAAAGCAGCAGAAGCACATGTAAAGAATATTGTCATGGATACCGTGCAATCCTTAGTTAATTTAAGTCCTGTTGATACTGGAGCATACCGTGCTTCACATATTGTTTCGGTTGGATCCGCTGATTACGGTGTACGTGAACCTGAAACAAACGCCGTGCAGGATGCCGCTATTCAAGCTGTAAAGATTAAATTGGGTAATTTGGTCTATATCCAGAACAATAAAGCTTATGCACCCCGCTTAGAAAACGGCTGGTCTGATCAAGCACCACAAGGTATTTATGGCCTCACGTTTAACTTTATTTCTCAAAAGTACGGTGGTTAAGATGGCAATGACTTTAGAGCAAACAAGGCAAGCTATTATTGATCGCATGCAAAGCTTTAGAGGTATTACTCAAGACAGAATCCAGTATCCAAATTTACCAGGCTTTACGGTGCCTAAGGAAGGTTTGTGGTGTCGCTTAACGATTGCAGGCGGTCCAAGTTTTATTTCAGGTATTGCAGATAAGCCATGTACTCGCCGTACCGGTAATATTATGATTCAATGCTTTGCACGTCCCAATTCAGGAATAATCGAAATCACAAAACTGAGTGATGCATTACTTGCTCATTTTGAATATTTCACAATCGAACACTTAGAATGTTTGAATGGCCAATCTATTTATGCGGGTAAAGATGCTGACTTCATTCAATACAATGTATCAATAAGTTTTTTAGTTAACTAAAGCACATAACAAACCAATCTTTTCACTACCACCTCATCGGTGGTTTTTTTATGTCTAAAGGAAACACTTATGAGCAATCATGTTTTTAAGCGTGGTGACACTTTCAACTTAAATCTTCAGCTAGTTGATATGGATGAAACTTTGCAATATCCACCCGATGATATCCGTCGTGCAATTGATCTAACCGGTTATACATTTACTTCACAAGTTAAAGCCTTAGCCGATGGCGCAGCAGTAGCAACATTGACTTGTGCTGCATTAAATCAAAGTACACAGAAAGGTTGGTTAAATGTGAAGTCGGGAAGCAGTACAGCAGCATGGCCTTTAGGACTGTGTCAGATGGATATTAAGGCTGTCGTGAATGGAGTTACCCAGCATACAGATACTTTGATTTTCCAAGTGATTGATGGGGTGACAGCATAATGGCAAATCTTGTTTTTAAATTTAGTTGGGATCATCGGCCATTCCCATATAACGCTTCGCAGGGAAAACGGCAGTTTATGCTGCCATTTGCCTCGGGTATTCCAAACTTAAATCCACAGCTTTCTCAAGTTCAAGGTGCAGGTACAGCTGCTGCAGCCAATATTGGAAATGCAGATGGAAATGTAATTGGTGTGACAGGTATTCTTGTTAATTGTCAGGGAGCGCAGCGGTTAGATTTAGGTACATCAGCAAGCTCCTCTGCCACTGCTATAGAAATGGGTTCAACGTCAGTAGCGGGCAATACTTTTATTGATTTTCACACATCTGGAGCTCCTACTGATTACGATGTTCGGTTGCTTGCTACAGGCGGTGATACGGCTAATGCGGGAGCGGGCATTTTAAATGTGACAGCAAATACAACTATCTTTAATAGTAAGCTTCGCTCTTTACCAACATTTAATCAGGTTACAGCTGGAAATGAGGCTGCAAACCTTTTTATTTCTGCTGGTGGCGATATTTATCGTACTGGTAAAACTTACAATAATTTTGGTCTAGGATTAAACACTCTACAGGCTACGAATAGTATTGATTTAAATACTGCAAACTTACCGAGTGGTATTTATTCTGGGCAAACTTGGACGAACTCAGGCACTACTTCTCAATGGCAAACAGTACTGCAATTAAATCTAGCATCTGATGGTCCTAATTATCAGACACAAATTTCGTTCGATGGTAATGGAGGAGACACTAAATTAATTTCTCCTTCAATTCGTCGTAAATTGGGGGGAGCATGGAGTTCTTGGTATAAATTTTGGACACAGTCAAATACTACCGTAGATGCAAATGGGTTTATTAAGTCATCTTCACCAATCGTTAAGTTATTTGCTGACTCAATAGAATTAAATGACCAAGCAAGAAAACAGCCGGTTGAATTTGAAAAAATTGATGTAGGTAATTATCTTCTAAAAGGTTCTTTGGGTTTTGCTCAAGAAGGTTGGTACATTGAGTTACCCAAAGATGCCAACGGTAATACAGTGGTTGCCGTAGAGTATTCAACTCTAGAAAATGGCGACATTTCAATTAAGACCTATAAGCGTAAATTTGATTTTTGAGCTTGCTGCAGTTGTTGCTGATCATGAAAATCCAATGGATATTCCATTAACCCGTTGGATCGATATTCGATTACATGAAGAACCTGAGCCAGATTCCGAAATTATTCCAACAGAGACTCCTATAGACTTTCAACCAACAAATTTATCCGAGGCTGTAGCTGCAGCCATGAATGGTGTGGAACCGCCAGAAATCTCGGATACAGACGAAACACTTTAATGACCCGCTATTTCAGCGGGTTTTTTATTACCTAAATTTTGGAGAACCATAAATGAGTTCAGGCGCAAAAATTCGATTATATGCTTGTGAAGAAGCAGTATTAGGGACGACTCCAGCAAATCCAATTTGGTACACCGTTCGAAGAGTAACAGATGGCTTATCAGAAAACGTATCTACTGAAGAAAGCAGCGAAGTAGTGGATTCACGCTATCGACAAGGCGGGGTAGTTACTGAAGCCGAAGTGGCAGGGCAGTTAGAGTTTGAACTATCTCTTGGAACATTTGACTTATTCTTAAGTGCTTTAGCCTTTAATAACTGGGCGACAAACAGCTTAACAATTGGCGGTACTGTTCGAAAATCATTAACGTTAGTTAAAGTTTTTGAAGATATTGGGCAGGTGTTTATTTACCGTGGAGTTCAGGTCAATTCTGGTGAAATTACTATCCAGACTACAGGAAAGATCACTGGTAACTTTGGTCTTGTAGGTAGCTCATTTACTAGACAGCAAGTCAACCCTGTTGTAAATCCGGTTGCAGCTTCAACACGTCCACTGGTCAGTATGCCAAACGTGGAAAACTTGCTTGTAAACGGCCAGTCAATTCAGGGTAAAGCGTGTCTACAGTCTCTTACCATTTCTATCAATAACAACCTTGAAGCAATCCGTTGTATCGGTTCGGGTAAGTACACACCAGAGTTCTATATTGAAAAGATGATGGATATTGAGGCGAATGCTTCTTTCATGTTCTCGTCAACTTCAGCAGGGTGGATTGATGCCATTAAAACCCGAGATGTGTTTACATTGACCTTTGATATTAAAGACAGCAAAGGCAGTAAATATTCGTTTAACTTCCCGCAACTGGAAGTCATGGAAGCCAATCACCCAGATGGCGGTGGTGACGACATTATTACTGTAGACATCAACTTTGCCCAAGTCCGTACAGCGCCAACGATTGTGCGTGCTCTTGTTTAATCAGCTCATTCAGTAACAAAGCCTATGGAATCCCATGGGCTTTTTTTATTTCTAAAATTTCAGAGGTTGTTATGGCTTTAAAAGTCGGAATTATTAAAAGCTCGGACGTATCAAAATGGTGTGAATACAAGGGGGTTGATGGCGAAGTACAGGCAGAGTTCAAAGTCCGTGGTATCGCTTATAAGCCTTTTCAGGTAGCCATTGAACGAGCAGGTAACCAGATCTCGTCTAAGGGCTACGATGTAATGGTCAAAGATGAAGATGCCAAGCTTTATCACGAGTTGTTAATGGATGCATGTGCTGCCCATTTAATAGAAGACTGGAAGGGTGTGGTATTTGCCGAAATCGTAGACGGTAAAACTGTTGAGTCTGAAAAGCCCTATACACCTGAGAATGCCTCAAAGCTTCTTAATCTTGGTGATATTGGTATTTCAATCTGGCTATTCATTAAAGAACAGGCCCAGAAGATTCAGGAAGACGCAGACAAGGACAAGGCTTTAATTCTGGGAAAGTCATCGAGCTCTACAAATATCAAAAACGTATGCGTCGAAAACGCCGCACGAAATCGAGCAAATCAAGTTCTTAGGTGGCCGTATTCCGGATCCGCCAGAATATTCGCATGCGGCTGACTCTATTTTTTCGGCATTTAGTACTATTGCCAGATCCAGACGGTATGAGCAGGGCATCCCGTTATCTTTAGATCAGCAGGCAATCAATGTCTATGCAGAGCATAATGATTTACCAGTAGCTGCTCATATCTTTAATGACTGTATTTTTGCATTGGATAACTTGTTTTTAGATGAAGCCCATAAAAAAATAAATTCCAAGTCCTCAAAAAGTAACCCTAGAGTTATTTACATATAATAACTCTAGGGTTATTATTATCTCATCAAGTTAATAAGGGATTGGTGTGAAAAGTCTGGATTTAATCAAAATGATTGAAGCAGATGGTTGGTATGAGGTTAGGGTTTCAGGAAGTCATCATCACTTTAAACACCCAACCAAAAAGGGGTTAGTTACAATCCCACATCCTAAAAAGGATTTACCAAACGGAACTGTTAAAAGCATTTTGAAACAAGCGGGTCTAAATTGACCCGCTGTTTCCCGACTTTAAATACTATATCCCTTACAACTAATCATAACGCAGTGGGCGATATGTTTATGCCAAGGGCATGGAGTGTTGAGATGTTATATCCAATTGCAATTGAACGAGGATCAGATACTGAGGCATTTGGTGTCACTGTTCCTGATATTCCAGGTTGTTTTAGTGCTGGTGACACACTTGAAGAAGCTATTGAGAATGTTAAAGAAGCTATTTCAGGCCATTTAGAAATATTGGCTGAAGATGGTGAGGAAATCCCATTAGCTTCCGAACTAGTTAAATTTGTCGATGATCCTGAATATAAAGGAATGATCTGGGCGGTTACCGAAGTTGATGTTAGTCGTTATCTGGGTAAACCAGAAAAAATCAATGTTACTTTACCAAGCCGTTTGATTCGTAAAATTGATGAGAATGTAGGTAAAGGTAAGAGATATACTACTCGATCGGCTTTCTTGGCTGCTGGTGCTGAAAAACTTTTACATGCATAGCCTGATTTAAAAGACCACCTTCGGGTGGTTTTCCTTTATGTGACATTTAGTAACCAGTTTGTTAAAGTTAGTACACTTTATAACAAACGGTGAAATTCATGAAAAAAATATTGGCTGCGGGTTTAATTGGTCTTGGGTTGGTGGGGTGCGCTACTCCAGCCTATAATTATCAAGCTATACCTAAAAATATAAGCAAACCGCCAATTGGATCAGTTAATAAAGCATTTGTAGGGGATCAAATGCTTGAACAGGGAATGGTGGTTGATCGTGAAGTTCTAAACGTCCCTGAAAATATTAAAATTAGTTTTGCTTATTCACTTACTTCAGGCATTTACTTAAAAACAGGCAAAAAATGAAAAAGGGCAATATTTTCAGCCATTCAACACTGTCAGTGGTGGGGGATGGTTCAGAAAAACCCTTTAGCTGACCCATTTAAAGTAGTTATGTTAGATACTGAAGGTAAGCTCTGTGTAGTAACAGTATTTAATGCAAAAAACTGTACTGATAAACATCAAGCTACTATGAAGACAGTAGCAATTGCATCAGATAATTCCTTCCAACAAACATTAATTTATAGTGGAAAATTTGGAAATAAAATTAATGTCGGGTACCGTGAATTCTCAAGTAATCAAGCACGTCCTGCATTCAATAATGATGTTGAATATGATTTAAGCCAATCTAAGCAAATAGGTTATAAAGGTGCTTTATTGGAAGTAATTGATGCCACTAATCAAGATATTACTTACAAAGTTTTGAAGAACTTTAACAAGGTAGATTAAGATGAGTGCACCACAATATAAACCAATGAGAGAAAGTGAAGTTTGTAATGCTATCGGGTGGGTGTTAATAGCTCTCGGCTTTATCGCAGGTTTTTTATTTATTCTTGCATTTGGTCGAATTGAAGTAGCTTCTTACTATGGTAAAGAAACGGTTTGGTCTGGAGTTATGATAGCAACAGGAATCGGAATTATATTTAATGGATTCCTTGCAGGCTACTTATTTCAAAAAGTAGCTAGTATTCTTCGTTACCATGAGAATAAATAATATCTTGTATAAAAAGCACCCTAGGGTGCTTTTTAAAATTGGTTTAACTACCCTGCTTGGTAATTATATTTAACTTAAAGAACTACCCACTCATTGAGTGGGTTTTTTATTGCCTAGAGGAAAGTAAAATGGCACAAGAATCCCGTTTGGTCATTGTTATTGATTCGCAAAATGCTGAACGTAATGCGCGTAATCTAGGCAATGAACTTGTTAGCATTGAACGTAAAGGTGAATTTGCATCTAAGTCTATGGACAGCTTGTCTGTAGCCACCAGAGCTTTAGCTGGACACATGGCTGGTTTATTAACAGTAGGTTCAGCCATTTCAAAGATGGATACATATACTGGATTACAAAATCGCCTTAAGTTAGTCACTAACAATCAAGCTGAGTTAAACAAGGCTACGGAAGACACTTTCCGAATTGCTCAAAAAACCTATTCAGCTTGGGATTCTGTGTTACAGGTATATCAACGTTTTAGTGATAATGCTAAAACACTGAATTTAACTATGGATGACACTGCTCGACTAACTGGAAACAGTATCAAAAGCAGTTGCGATCAGTGGTGCAAGTGCAGAAGCAGCTGATGCAGCTTTAGTTCAATTCGGGCAGGCTTTGGCAAGCGGTACATTACGTGGTGAAGAACTCAACTCAGTTATGGAACAAACACCAGCTCTAGCAAAGGCTATTGCTAAAGGTATGGGGATCACCGTAGGAGAGTTGCGTTCAGTTGCGGCTGAAGGAAAAATTACTTCACAAGAAATTGTAAAAGCGCTTAGAAATGTAGAATCTGATGTTGATGCTCTTTTTGCTAAAACAGATATCACAATCGGGCAGTCTCTCACACTCCTAAACAACGAGATCACAAAATTTGTTGGCGAAGCAGGTAAGGGAAGTGGTGCGGCACAGGTATTAGCTGGATCAGTTCAAACTCTTGCAAGTAATTTAGATTTAATTGCTGATGGGGCTTTGGTCGTTGGTATTGGTTATATAACTCGTGCAATTTTGATTAAGAGCGCTGCTATTAAAGAGGGAATGGCTTCAACTTTAGCGAGCCGCCAAGCATCTGTATTAAATGCTCAAGCAGAATATGCAGAAGCTACCGCTGCTTTGAATGCAGCAAAAGCTCATCTCGCGAATGTGCGAGCAACAAATGCAGAAACCCAAGCTAAATTTGGAGCAACTGCGGCAGCAACTCGATACGCACAAGCACAGGCAGCAGTAACTGCTGCTACAAATGCACAAACTGCTGCGCAAACACGCCTCTCAGCAGCTTCTTCTTTAGTTGGTAGTATTGGTAGCCGAGCATTAGGACTTATCGGGGGTCCAATTGGAGCAATTACCTTAGGTGTATCCGCTCTGGCTGCAACTTACACTTATTTTAAAGGTAAGGCAGAAGAAGCGAATAGAACTCTCGCTGAACAAGCCGAAGTGGCTAACCGTACTGCTGAAGAATTAAAAGGCTTAAAAGGTGAGGCAAAAACCAAAGCTATTAATGACTTAACAACGGCTTTTAAAGCTCAAAATGAGGAGTTGAAAAAAAAACAGAAATGGCTGTTGGTTCAGCTTTAATTGATATTCAAAACTACGGTAAAGGTAATGTTGAACTTACAAGGATTTCTAATGAAGCTCGATTGGGCACGATTAGCTACAAGGAGGCTATGGAGCAACTTGCAAAGCAGAAGTTACCCCCAAGCCTAAGAGATGCATTAAAGGAGCAAATCGACAAATATAATGAAGCTTATGAAAAGGCTGATAAGACCAAAACAGCCATTAAATTGTTTGGTATTGAAGTTACCTTAACGGGTAATAAAGCCCAAAATGCAGCAATTGAGCAACAGAAGCATGCTGATGCTATCAAGAATACAAAACAGGCTGCAGATGAGGCTCAAAAGTCCTTACAGAAATTGTATGCAGATAAATTGTGGGATACGCAATTTGTCGAGATAGTAATGAAAAAAGGTTTTTCTGAGTCTCAGGCTAATGATTTACTGAAGCTTTATAAAGATTCATTAGCTAAGGGTCTTAAGGCAGCAGACCGAGAGGCTATGAAAGCATTAACGGATACTTGGAAAGCAGAAGAATCAATCAAAGCCATCACGGATGCTAGAACTGATTCTATACGTGAGCAAAACAAGGAGCTTAAAAAATCAGCAAAAAGTACTAAGTGTAAATGCGAAAGTCCTAGCGAATGCTTCAAAATTCGGCTTTGCAGATCTAGAGTCTAAATACAAACTTCCATCAGGAACATTATCCGCGATTCATATGATCGAATCGAAAGGTAATGCAAAAGCCTATAACAAAGAAACCGGGGCGACTGGTGGATTTCAGTTTCTCGAAGGTACTGCCAAGCAATATGGCGTAAAAGACCGCACTGATTTAGCACAGTCTGCTGAAGGTGCGGCTAAGTACATGTCTTATCTTTTGAAGCTTTTTAAAGGTGATTTAGAAAAGGCTGTACGTGCATACCATGCAGGTGAAGGCAATGTAATGAAGGGTAAAGGTATTGGTAAAAATAATAATCAATACTGGAAAGACTATCAAAGTTATATGGCTGGTATTAATGGCTATTCTGCTGGCGATATTTCATCAAAAGACTTTGATAAGCTTATTCAAGATACAACTAAAATGGCTGAGGAGCAGGCAAAACTTCGCCTTCAGTTAGAGAATGAGGTTGCTAATCAAGTAACAAAGATTAGGAATGATCTGGCCAAAAAACTTGAGGATGTTGATAAAGCTAACTTTAGCCCAGAACGCAAGGCCGAAATTAAAGCAGAACTTCAAGCACGTGCAGATAATGATATTGCTATTGCTGAGCAAGCTACAAAGACTAAGCTTGATTCATTCCGAGACTACACAAAGACGGAAGAGCAAATATTAAAAGATAGCTATGCCAAGCGTCAGTTTGAGGCCGAGCATGACCTAGATTTAACTAAAGATCAGCGTAAAGAGGCTGTTGATCTATTAGCTCAACAATTAAAGCAAGAACTTGGGTTAATGCAATTAGCTCAGGAACAGCGTTTATTTCAGGCACGTTTATCATTGCTTTCGGAAACGCAAGCCATGCAGGAACGTTACAGACTCGAACGGGAGGAAATTCTTAAGAATACCAAGCTTTCTATAGAAGAGCGGCAAAAGCTAATCGCATTATCTAAAAGCCAATCAGGATAAAGAGACACGCGATAAAGTGAATAACGCTGTTCAAAACTGGGGTGGTATCCAAGCCGATATGAATGGTGCTGGCGAGTTTTTCAGACAGGATCAGGAACGTTTTAGCCGTTTAAATGCTGCAAATGATTTAGCAGATAGTCAATTTGCTGCTACCGACCTGAATGAGCAAAACTCTTTAGATGGTTTGAACGCTCAATTCGAAGCAGGGCTAATTAAGCAGCAGGATTACGAAAATCAAAAACAGCTATCATTCAAGCTGCTCAAGATCAACGTAATCAGATTGCCACCGAATATGCAAAGAATGCTCAGGATATTGAAGATAAGTATCAGCAAGACCGCTTGAACACTCAAATTGCATTTGGTGGCCAAATGATGGGTTCTCTTACATCTATGTTTGGTTCAATGTTTGGAGAGCAATCTAAAGCTTACAAAATCATGTTCGCTGCAGATAAAGCTTATGCGATTGCAGCTGCGGGTATTGCGATTCAGCAAAATATTGCAGCAGCTTCAAAAGCTGGTTTTCCTCTTAACATTCCATTAATTGCTGGAGCTGTTGCACAGGGTGCAAGCATCATTGCAAACATCCGGGCAATCAAAGATCAAGGTTTTGCGGAAGGTGGTTATACAGGTCGAGGTGGGAAATATCAGCCTGCTGGTATTGTCCATAAAGGAGAGGTGGTCTGGTCCCAAGAAGATATTAAACGCTGGGGGGGAGTTGGTTTAGTTGAGAAAATGCGTAAGAGTGCAAACCCTGAAGCTTTTCTCAATAACAATGCCTCAGCTGATAGTGTCATGCGCCGTGCAATGATGAGCTCTAATGCCTTTATAGAAAGCCAAAAGCAAGCTGACATCTTTAATCAATCGGTTCAAGATACTCAGATTATCTATAAAGTTAATAGAGACACACCTAAGTTGGCGTCTTCGGCAAATTCTGACTTATTCCATGATGGCAAGGTCTACTTCTCATCTAATGGTTTAGTTCAGAATCGTTCAAATCTGGATGATGTTCAGGATTTTACTTTAGGACGTATTTCACGCCCTCAAGCTGAGATGATGCCTTCAATTGAACCTTCTACACCGACAATCAATTTCAAAATTGAAGTGATTAATCAGGTGAGTGGGGCGACAGTTGAAGCCGAACAACTGGACGAGCAAACAGTCCGGATCATTGTTACAGATGAACTGGATAAGCAGCTTCCAAGAAAGGTACCGAAACTTGTAAGTGACCAAATTGGTAATCCAAACTCAACTATTAGTCGGTCTTTGACTGAGAATACGACAGCAAGACGGAATCGATAGTTTTAGATTCCCCCTTATAGAAGGAAGAGATGTTAATGGAATGTAACTAAAACATTTTAAAGATAACGGTATAAGGAGGAAAAATTAAAGTTGCACTTATAGAAGAGAGAAATGTTAATGGAGCGTAACAGATACCTTTTAAAGTAACAGGTATAAGGAGAGATAAATTTAACATTGTACTTATAGAGTGGAGTGGAAAGTTAATGGAAGGTAATAGCTAATTTTTTAAAGAGGTGGGTATAAGGAGGATAATTTAACGCTACCCTTATAGAAGGGCAAGAGCTGTTGACACCTTAAACCTACATCTACTTCTAAAACCCATTGACAGCCAATATTATGAAATGACCACCTTCGGGTGGTTTTTTTATGTCTGTATGCGGAAAAACCGCATGAGGATAAACAGGTTGGAAATTTATAAAGTTCCAAAAGCAAAAACCCCAGTGTTGGCGCACTGAGGTTTTCAATTCAACTCAACCGATCAAAGTTAAGAGGAGAAATCTCTATATGACAAATCATACATCAAAATCACATTTAAAGGTAGATGGAAAAATGAGCGAATCTGGTGCTGATTATGTAGGTAAGATCCAAAGTTATGCATTACTTATTATTGCAATCTCAGTTTTGATAAGTGCTTTAGGAGGCGTTGCATGGCTATTATTAAAATAAATCAATTTGAATATTAAGAACCGACCTAATTAAAGGTCGGTTTTTTATTGCCTGAAGGAAAGTTATGTACAAGTTAAAGCTAAATCCCCAGACCAGCGGCTATGGCGTAACACCAGGTGATGATGTGAAACGTCAGCAGATGGATGGCGGACGTGGTCGCTATTACATCGATGTAAAACGTAATAGCCACATTGTTGATGTGAACTGGAATTTAAGTAAAACCGATTTCAATAAAATGATGGCCTTCTGGCGGATCTATCAGAATAAGCCAGCTTCATTTTATGCGGATCTGGTGATTGATCAGGGAGCACGTCAGCAATATCTATGCAATTTCATTCCAAACTCGTTCAAGACCAATGAAGTGAATGGCAACCTTTACCGGGTAAATGCACAGCTCGAAGTTGTTCAAAACCAGCCTAACCTTATCGCTGATCAGGCACTTATCAAAGATTGGGAGGTCTAATGGATAACGAATATGCCAAATTCTTTTTCAATCGAAAAGTAGATGTTTATCAACTGGAATGTATTGAACTATCACACCCTTCTTTTATGAATACTTACCGGGTGGTCCGTAATGATGATCGCGGGGTGTATGTTCAGCACAATGAAGGCGCGGGGCAAGTATTTTACGAATACCTACCAATGACAATTCAAAGATCCGGAATGCTCGGTGATCTGGACCAGACTTTGACCGTTTCAATATCTGGGCTTGGTGATATTTTGCCGGATGAGTTTGAACGGGTAATTGAGGGGCAATATTCTAATGTAAAGCCGACCGTAAATTACCGCCTTTATAGTTCAGATAACTTGAATACACCAATGTTTTATCTACTAGGTCTACAACTCTCCAGTGTTGCCATGAATCATAAAGCTGTGACATTCAAGGCTGAATCACCACGATTAAATACTGCGAAGACTGGAGATATCTTTGCACTGGATCGTTTTAGTGGTTTGAAGGGGGCTATATGAAGAGTCACGATCATTTGCTCGATAAAGCAATATGACGAGGAATACTACAACTGTGTTCACTTCGCGCATGAAGCTGCAATGGATCTATATGATATTGATCGAGGAGAGGCGCTTGAGTTTTTTATGAAGCCCGTCAAAGAGAAGGTATTTCTGCCATCAAGATTGAAGTTACTAAATCCATTGCCTATGCCTAAGGAAGGCTGCATAGTCGCCTTTCACTCTAGATACCGAAACAAGCCCCCACATGTGGGGCTTTTTCGTTTGGGGCGTATTTTGCATTTGCAGGAATCAGGCGTTTCATGGATGCCAATTCAAGTCGTTCAAGCATTTGGATTTAATCGTGTGAGTTTCTATGATTAAGATTATTTATAAACAAGACCCTTTATCCGAAGACAAAACAATTGAACACGCCGAAACTTTGGGTCAATGGCTTACTTCAAAATATGACCATATGCCTGAGCATGTCCGTATTTTTCATACCACAAGCAATATGGATCATGCAGAAATTTCATTTGCGAATGAAGTCACGCCGAAGAATGCATATGAATTAAAGCAGCTCGATTTCTTGCCAGGCACTTTCATTGTAATTGAGAATCCCAAGGGTATGGACCCCATAACTCTAGCTTGGATAGTGGTTGCCTCTATAGTTATGGGTGTGGCTGTTGCATTATTAATGCCAGTACCATCAATTACCCAAACCAACCAGAATAACAATCAATCCTCGTCTGCAAATAACGAATTATCAAACCGTGAAAATAAAACTCGCGTAAATGGTCGTATCGCAGATATTTATGGTGCCGCTCACGATACCCCTGATCTGATTACTGTGCCTTACAAGGTATATGAAAACAATGTCGAAGTAGAGCATGTTGTTGGTTGTATTGGTCGTGGTCACTATAAAATTAACGGTGCATATGACGGTGAAACCAACATTGTTGATATTGCCGGTGCATCGGTAGAAGTCTATCGACCGGGTGTCGATATTGTCTCGGGTGAGCCATATTTTTCGCTTGGTACCGAAATTACCACGCCGCCACTAACGGTTCAGCATCAAAACTCGGTGAATGGCCAGATCTTGCGTCCGGCAGATACTCAAAGCTTGGAAGGTACCAACTATCTTCTTTTTGCATATCCAAATGAGATCTTGCGTGCATCTGCAAACAATACGGATTTAACCACTAAGTTTGTTAGTAATGACCGGGTAGAAATCACAAATGCTTCGTTTACTTTTAACGGCCAGACTTATGATTTAAACGGTACATATAGCGTTCTATCGGTAGCTGATGACCGTATGGCATTGTCTAATCCGGCTGCGGTAAACTCCAACTGGTTAAAGCTTAAAGAGTTAAGTAACCAACAAACAACAGCTTTATCACCAAAGATAAGTTCAATAGGTGAAAAGTGGATTGGTCCTTTCATTCTGGACAATGTTGAACGTAGCCGGGTGCTGTGTAATTTTGTGGCCACAAATGGACTTTATACCGTTTCAGCAGGTGGGAAATCAGGGTGCTGTAAACGTCACGATTGAAGTTGAGGTAACACCGGTAAATGAATCTGGTGCAGCCATTGGCAATCCAATGCTGAAGCAGATCATTCTAAAGGGTTCAGCAAAGTCACGTCAGACAGTTGGTGCAACGCTGGATATGGTGACTTTTCAGGGTCGCTGTAGTGTCCGTGCACGCCGTTTAACTCCAACACCGGCAGTTACCACTGTTGTTGATGAAGTAAAGTGGCAGGCGCTTTACGGTGCTTATCCTTTGCAAAGTACAGTGTATGAGCATGAAACGGTTTTTCGTGCGCGTACTTATGCAACCACTGGAGCTTTATCTGTTAAGTCCCGCAAGATCAATTTTGATCTCCAGCGAATGTTGCCGACTTATAAAAACGGGGCAATGACAACAGAGCTATATCCAACGTCTAGCTTTGCTGATGCACTAGTCTCAATGGCACTGGATGAGAAGATTGGTCGCCGTACGATTGATGAGATTGATCTGGAAAACATCTATCGCACATATAACGATGTAGTTGATTATTTTGGTACACCACTTGCGGCTGAGTTCTGTACTACGATTGATGATACAAACCTGTCTTTTGAAGAGCTGGTCACCAATCTTTGTGATGCCGTGTTTTGTACTGCATATCGGCAAAATAATAAGCTCAAGCTTTATTTTGAACGTCCAACTGATAACTCGGTAATGCTGTTTAACTTCAGGAATATCATTCCGGATAGTTACAAGCATGACCTGACCTTTGGCGTGATGGATGACTACGACGGACTGATCTATGAATACACGGATCCGACCGACGATAGTCGTATCAATATCTATCTACCGGATAAAGGGGCCAAGAACCCCAAAGAGGTGAAATCTGTAGGTGTGCGTAACAAGTGGCAAGCTCATTTTAATGCGTACCGGCTTTGGAACAAGCTTCGCTTCCAGCGCAAATCCATTACCTTTGATGCGGCACCAGAATCAGAATTACTGGTTTTACGTGACCGGATTGCTGTAGCGGATTATCGCAATGGTATTCATCAAAGCGGCGAGGTGGTACAGCAAGAAGGTTTAATTCTCACCCTAAGCCATGATGTCGATTTCATTGCAGGCAAGAGCTATGTGATCTATCTGCAAATGGGGGATGGTACCGTGGACCTGATTCCCGTTACGCCGGGTTCAGCCAAGAACAAAGTAGTTTTAGGGCGTTTACCGAACGGGGCCTTAAAGCTTAGTCCCGATGACTTTGTGAATACTATCTACACCGTAGTTAATGACGATACCAAAGGCTCACTGCCTTATCTGGTTGCAAAAAGAGAACCGGCTGACCAGTTCTCTAATACCATTACTGCAATTAATTACGATGAACGTTATTACCTCAATGACAAGGACTTTATTGATGTGCCGGTTGATGATTCACCGATTTACATTCGATATGACCAGCTGGATATTAATCTGGCACGTTTATATCAGATGCAAAGAGGGGATTTGCCAACGACTGGAGAAATCAGTTTTGTAGTTGAAGCAGGTGCACTAGTTTCAAGCTCAAGTTCTTATCGACCGGAAACCAGATTTGTCTATAAATTCGACTATAAGTCTAGTCCTGCAAAACGAGAGTATATCGTTCCTGCTGCAACTGAATTACCAGCGATAGATACAGGGGAGTTCCCACCTGATCTGGTGGTGAATCTAACGATTAAAGGTGCTGTTGTTGGACGTGGTGGAGATGGCGGTTTGCCTCATTTGGCCTTTGGCGCTTGGGAAACGGATCCGGATTACAACTTTACCAAAACCCGCCGTGATGGATTTCAAGGTGCACCAGGTTTATTAAACCGACACAGCAAACTAAACCTGATTATCGATGGAGGGACGTTAGCTCGAGGCGGTTCAGGTGGTGGAGCAACACCAAGTGGTATTTATACAGGATTATCGTATGGGGTTCAGGGTATTCCGGGAGGAGCTGGTGCACCTTTTGGTCGGGTAATGACAGGACAGCCTATTACTAGCGACTCACAAGATTGGCGTTGGTACTTAAATGGTGACTTTATGGTTGTCAAAGTAACCGATGCTGAAGCTGCAGTGCCCGGTAAAGGTTACCGAACCCAAAATGACCGTTATGGATCTCCATTATCAGGTGATGGCGGAAACTGGGGCGAACGTGGTACCAAGTCCACTAATGATGGAACGTGGAACTGGCAATACCATGGAACGACTGAAGGTCAGCCGGGGCCGGGTGGACCTGCAATTGTGGGAGTTGCACCACTGACAACTCAATTGATTAATGGAGGGAAAATCTTACAAACACTTTAAACTTTAAAGAACTTTGAGCACCCAATTCGGGTGCTTTTTTATTGTCTAAATTTTTGGAGATATTAATGGAACCAGTTTCCACAAGCGGTTTTACAGCACTACTAAAATTGTACGGGATTGCAATCATGGTGACTTTAGCGGTCGGTTTGGTTGCAGCAGTGGTATTAATGACTCGTATGCCACGTTCACCACAAGAGTGGGCAGTGGGCTTGATCTGTACGGTTGTTTCAAGTTTGGCTGGTGGCTCGTTCATCATTGTGAAGTGGGGGCTTCATGAATGGGTTACTGATGTATGGGGGATGATAGCACTTGGTGGATTCTTCTTTGTTTGTGGATTACCCGGTTGGGCTTTGGTCCGATGGATCTTTAACTTCATTGATAAGCAGGAAGGTAAAACGATCGTTGAAGTGATCAAAGAGTTTAAAAAAAGCCAGAAAAGACATTGAAAACAGTTAATGCCGCCTTCGGGCGGTTTTTTTTTATATCTAAAGGAAACTGAGATGAATATTGAACAATATCTTGATGAGTTAATTAAGCGCGAGGGTGGTTACGTAAATAACCCAGCAGATCGGGGCGGTGCAACCAAATACGGTATAACTCAAGCTGTAGCACGTGAAAACGGCTATAAGGGTAATATGAAAGATTTACCTCTGGATGTGGCCAAAGCAATTTACCGCAAAAACTATTGGACAGCTCCGCGATTTGACCAAGTAAATACAATCAGCTCAGCAGTGGCCGAAGAGCTTCTAGACACTGGTGTGAATTGCGGTACCGGCTTTGCAAAACCTCTTTTACAACGAGCTTTGAACTTACTAAACAACCAAGGTAAAGCTGGATATGCAGATTTAGAGGTTGATGGTGTTTATGGATCTGAAACTCTTAGAGCTCTAAAAACCTATCTGGCCAAACGCGGGAAAGAAGGCGAGAAAGTTCTGGTGCGAGTTCTCAATATTATGCAAGGACAACGCTACATTGAAATCTGTGAGCGTAATCCAAAGCAGGAACAGTTTTTCTATGGTTGGATTGCCAATCGGGTTGTTATATGACTTTCTTTCAATACAGACGTTCAAAGATAGCTTTCACAATCACACTGCTGTGCATTCTATTTTCAGGATGCACAGCTCATACGATCAATAACAATGTGAGTGTTGGTATTTGTGTGAAAGCCCTCTGAGGAGAGCTTTTACAATTTATGCATTTTTTACATTACCTAACTGATTATTTTTACTAAAATAAATACATATTAAAATAGCAACTAATATTACTCCTGATGCTGCAAAACGGCTTAAGTCTAAACCTCCAGCGGAAAGGGGCTTATCTAGAAAGTCTCCAACTAAAGCACCCAAAGGACGAGTTAAAATAAAAGTGCTCCAGAATAAAAATGTTCGTGAAACAGAAGTGAATTTATACAAAAACACCATCAATAAAATGAGTGCTGAGAAAAGAGCAATCCCGCCACTATAGCCTAATCCAATCGTATCTGCTGACCAGTCACCAAGAGCTGTACCCAAAGTTTGGCTAAAGGTAATTGTTAACCAATAAAAGACTTCTGATTTAGGTTTATTAACGGTATGAGGGGAGACGCTGCCTTCAACTTTATACCAACCCAATAATGAGAAGATGACTAAGCCGAGGAGTAAGCTACTTCCTCCACTATAACCAATACCTAAAGATCGAGTGACAAAGTCTGCTAATGTTGTACCAACAGTTGTACTCGCAATAATGGTAAACCAATATAAATATGGTTTATAACTTTTTGCCTTAATTTGACAGATCAATAAGATAATAAAAACTATGGCAAAAATAAAAGTACTAGTTAAATACCCAAGTTTCAATGACATTGAAAAACTATCTCCGCCAGTTTCACCAAAAGTAGTTGCGAAGATTTTAGTAATCCAGAATAGAAGGGTAACTTGGGGGACTTTAGTTATATACTCACTCATTTCATGACTTGAATTATTCATCTAAGAGTCTCAAATGATAAATTTATCAAACAATAAATTTTTAAAATTAAGATGAGCTTAAAGATTTGTTTTTAATAATATAGCTTTGTATTCTTATTGGTTACTAAGCTCATTTTTTAATTTCTATTTAAGTTTTACTAGCTAAGATTTCGAGTTTTTAATATTTAGTGGTTTTTAA